GTCTGAAGTGGTTAAACAGTTACAAGATAAAGTTGAGAAGGTTGAAAAAGAACTTTCAGAAAACATCGAACAGAAAATGGAACTCACAGAGAAGCTTGAGAAAGCTACAGTAAATCATCTTATTGAACATAAGATTGATGGTCTTAATGATGATCAAGCAGATCGGGTTAGAAAAATGTTCGAAGAAAAATCATTTGACGATGTAGAAAAGTCTATTGATGGAATTATTGATATGATTATTAATGAGGAAAATAATTCAAATGAAGATGAAGAAGAAATTAACGAAACAGATGGTAATCATGAAGAAACAATAGTAGAAGATGATGGTATTGAAGATGAAAAACCAAATCTTCAAGAAGAAGTTTCATCTCTTCAAAAAATTACACAAAAATATCTTTAATCCACTTCATAAAACGGAGGAATTTTAATATGAAGACTAAGTATAATATTGCAGAAGTTATGAAGAAGTGGAGCGACAGTGAGGAGCTCGGTCGCCTTTCTATCGGTGATCTTTCGGAAGATTTGCAGGAAAATATGGCAACTCTTTTGGAGAATCAGGAATCCGTAGATTTTAATGGTGATGATGTCCTTAATGAAGCTAACTTCTCTAACAGCACAAACAGCATCACACAGCTTGGACAGGATAGTGCTTATAAACCAATTGCACTCGCGCTTGTTCGTAGAACTTTCCCAGCATTGTTCGCAAATAAAGTTGTTGGTGTACAGGCGATGAGCACACCCGTTGGACTTGCGTATGCCCTTCGTATCATTTATGCCGATAGAAGTAATAATAATGTTGGACCAGAAGCCGCTTGGGATCAGGTACCAACATATAGTGGTTTCACAGGTAGTACAAGTGGTACTTCAGCAACATATAGTACTTCTGGTTCGGGTACAGGTGTAAACACAAGTGCTGGTGAAAATTGGCAGATTGGAACAGATTATCCTCAACTTAAGCTTCAGTTAGAACAGGTTGCTATTGTTGCAAAAACTCGTAAGCTTGCAGCATCATTCAGCCTTGAAGCCGCTCAGGATATTCGCGCAATGCATAATCTTGATATTGAAAGAGAGATTGTTAATGTACTTCAGTATGAGATTATAGCAGAACTTGATAGAGAGCTTATTTCTAAATTAAAGACTACTGCAGTAACAGGTACAGGTGGAGCAGCAGCAGTACAACTCGATATGAACCAAACACAATCAAGTGCTACAAGTTACATTGACGGTCGTTATAGTCAGGAGCAGTTGGCGTCGATGGTTACAAGTATTATTCACCAAGCAAACGTAATTGCAACAAGCACAAGACGTGGTGCAGGTAATTTTGTTGTTGTTAGTCCAACAGTTTCAACAGCGCTTCAGAGTGTTCGTCCTGCATTTAGCGGTAATGATGCAAGTGTTAATGCAACACAAGCTGGTGTTGCACAGATCGGTACACTTAATGGAAACATTACAGTATACAGAGATCAATATGCTACAGATGATTATGCTCTTGTTGGTTATAAGGGTCCTGGTCAGAATGATTGTGGTGTAATTTATAGCCCATATATTTCTGGCGTAATGAACAGAACAATAGCACAGGAAGATTTTAGTCCTCGTATTGGCGTAATGAGTCGTTATGCTATTACAGATAGTCTTCTTGGTTCGGGACGTTATTACAGACTTATGACTTTTGCAAATATGAGTAAAGTTGTTTCAGGCGCTTAATTTGTAAATTGTAAGTTGTAAAAAATATAAAACTGTGGAAATTTATTTTCCACAGTTTTTTCTTTCTTATTTTACTCCTATAGGTTCCTTCATTTAACTTAACGTTATGAAATGATACAATAATATTATTATAACACCAACCTAAACAAATTAATGAGTTTATACCAGCCTATTTTAGGTTATTTTCAATTAATGTTAAATATTCATTAAAATCCTTACTTTAAAATAAAATCCACAATTTTATAAATACTTTAAAGAAAATTTTTTATTGAAAGGGGTGTAAAACTATGTCAGAAAAGTTTGCGGTTGTTATTAACATCAGTAATAAAGATTTGAGAATACCAGAATTGAAAAAAATTCTTCCAGGTGGTGGGTTACAAGAACGTTATGTACTTCCTTATAATATTGCCATAAAATATAAACAATTTCTTCATCCTGTAGCAATAATAGATCCTGATCATCAGGATGAACCAATAAAAGAAAATAAAAATAAAACGGTTAAAAAGAAAAAAACAATTAAGAAAAAGGTAGTTAAAAAGAAAAAGAAACCTTTAGCTGGGGTTAGAATTAGCGAAGATAAATGTGAAGCTAAAGCCAAATGGTCGGAACGTATTAAGAAGTATCAAAATAAGGAGACAAAAAATGAAATTCAAGCAGTATCTAAAAGACAAGAGTCGCCCGAAATTAGTAACTGAAGAAATTAAAAAAGACGTTTCAGAATTATTGGAAACACTTTCAATAACTAAAGATAAAGAAGAGGCTTTAGCAACGTTTTATGCCATTTTTGAAGTTTTAAAACCAACAGCAAATGTTTTGGGTGTTGATTTAAATATACAAGAACCCGATGAGGAATAAATTATGGCAAGAATAACAACATTAGATGCAATGAGAACTTATATAAAACAAGAACTTGGTAATCCTGTTGTAAATGTGGAAGTGGATAATGATCAAATAGATCAAGCCATAGAAAAGGCTGTTCAAGTAATGAATAGATATAATTATGGTGAAGGATCTTTTTTAGATTATGCTGTTTTTACTACAACAGCTGGACAAGCATATTATTCTCTTGGTTCTTCTCCAGACGTGTCCGGGTCATATTCAGATGTTCAAGATATAATTGATTTTGGATTATCTTTTGGTCAGGAAGGTGTTAATACTCTTTTTACACCAACTCATATTTTACTTCAAGAAATGCAAACTAATCAAGGATTGTTTGGAACAGAAGTTAATTGGTCTGGATATATTACTCCAGGATTAGAATTGACAAGTTATCAAATAGCTATGATGTATTTACAAGAAATTCAAGAAACTCTTGGTAAGTTATACACAGTTAATTGGTTGCCAGGTCGTCGTGTTTTACATATTACACCAACACCAACTACATCATTAATGGGTGTTCTTTATGTTTATAGACGAGAAACCGCAGAGAATCTTTATAATAATATTCTTGTAAAGAATTTAGCAACCGCTTATGTAAAGGAAATGTGGGGGAATCATTTAAGAAAACATCAAATGACTCTTCCAGGTGGAGGAACTAATGCTGGTTCAGAAATTCGACAAGAAGCCAAAGAAGAAATTGGTGAAGCGATTGAAGCAATTAGACTTGAAAGTAATCCTCCTGACTTTTTTATAGGTTGATAAGAATATAAATACTCTTGGATTAGAATAAAGGAGAGTATATGAAAAGAATAAGTGAAAGTCATAAAAAGGCAATTGGTAATGCTACACGAGGGACAACCGAAAATTTTCTTAGGAGGGCTAAGAAAATTTGGGGTAATAAATTTGATTATTCTAAAGTTTCTTATGGAAAAAATAATATAGAACCAGTTTGTATTATTTGTAAAATTCATGGTGAATTTTGGAGGAGTCCTAATTCACATCTTGATAAAAAAAGAGGTTGCCCGATTTGTAGTAAAAATTTAGGAAACATAAAACGAAATAGATTTTGTAAAGAAAATTTTGAAAGAAGAGTTAAAGAAATTCATGGTGATTTATATGATTATTTAGAAGAATATGAATCAGCAACTAAAAAAATGAAAATTAGATGTACTATTTGTGGAAATGTATTTGAACAAAAAACTGCTAATCATTTACAAGGACAGGGGTGTCCTTTTTGTAAAAGATCTTTTGCTGAACGACGAATAGAGTCTTATTTAAAAAATAAAAATATAAAATTTGAAATTGAAAAATGGTTTAATAATTGTAGAGGTATCAAAAAGCCTCTACCTTTTGATTTTTATTTACCTGATTATAATATGTGTATTGAATATGATGGCAAACAACATTTTGAACCAATAGATTTTTCAAAAGGTAAACAGAGTAAAGAAGAAATTTTAGAACAATTTAAAAATTTAAAAAGAAATGATTTTATAAAAACTAAATTTTGTTTGGAAAATGATATTAGTTTAGTACGAATACCTTACTATGAAAGGAATAGATTAGAATCGTTTCTTGATTTTTATTTTGTTAAGGAGGATAGATGAGTTTTAGAGAATATTTAGAAACAAAACTAAATGAGGGGCCGATTGACAAAGGTAAAACTTCGGTAGACGGTGAAGTTAAACATCGCCATCAATTCCAGGTTGACACTAATGGAACCGGTGGAACTTCGGAAATGAATGACCATTCTCACAACATTATTGAATATGAAGTTAAACCTTCCGGTGAAGATGAACACATTCATAAATTAGGAGTATAATCATGCTTTCAGATTACATTAAGGAAAAAGAAATTGTTGAAAACAGCAATGACACTGAAAAGAAAATAATTGATTTCTTTTCAAAACAGAAAGAAGTTGAAGATGCTGAAGTTCATAAGTTGGCAGATGGGTTGGGCTTGGACCCACACAAATTCGAAGAGAAAGTTTATTCACTTCTTACTTCATTTTGGTCAAAAGGAAGATACAATGAAAAGGGTAGTCCATCTGTAAATATTTCTGAACTTGAAAAAGGAATAAAAATTGAGATGGAACACACCGACAATGAAATGGTCGCAAAAAGAATTGCTTTAGACCACCTTGCTGAAATTCCTGATTATTACACTCGATTGATTAAGATGGAAAAAGAGGCTATGGACGAAAAGAAAGAATTGAATCTTTCCAAATATTTAGATGAGGAATAACTATGAAATTCAAAAAGTTTTTAGATGAAAAGATGAATGAATCATACGACGACTTTAAGAAAATCACTATCGTCTGTAGAGATAATGATAAATGTCTTGAGATGATTCTTAATGCAATCAAAGACAAAGGCAATGTGGGACATTCATTTGATGTAATAGTAGATCCGGACGATGAACCAGAAAAAATTGGTTGGGACGGAGACGGTTCGGATTACATAAAATCAATTAAGGTGGAATAAATGGAAAATTATTACTACAGAGAAACAAATTGGGGCGTTACTGTTTCGCTTTTAGATATGTGGAATGGTATGACAGTTTATCGTCACGATGCTAATGGAACAATCGTGAAAACAATAAATGTCCCAATCACATTTGGTCCTGTAGAAAAGACTCAACAAACCAGAACTACAGACTTTCCTGGAGACGGTGACCGCTATTATCTTCAACTTCCAAGAATGGCTCTTGTTCCAACAGGAATGGTTTTCAATTCTGATAGAGCCTACAGTTTAAATGAAGACCGTTTTTGGTTGGATGAAGCTCTTGAGCTTACAGGAAGTGATTCGGTGTTTTCAGATTATCAACCAACTCCTTGGGATTATAATTTTACTCTTCATATTAGAACAGATTCAATGAGTGATTTATCACAAATTGTAGAAAATATAGTTCCATATTTTACACCAAAGAATATGATTAGAGTCAAAGAATTTCCGTTTTTAAATATAGAAAGAGATTTACCAGTTCAACTTGAGGGTGGTGTTAATTATGAATTTTCTGATGATTTATCTACAGAAGAAATGAGATTTGTCAATGCTTCAATTGATTTTAGGGTTGAGGGTTGGGCTTACAAGGAACCAACAAGTGCAGCGCTTGTCAAAGTTATTCAATCTCGTTATTTTGTCGGTGGAGGAACATCATTAGATTATAATACAAGCGGTGACCCAATCTCTGCAACAGTAGCCGCCAGTGGAACACCAACAGAGTGGGACGCAGAATATAGAACACGTGGCTTTGATCAAACAAGTGCAATGCCAGAAGATAGAGAATCTTATGATACAAGTGGATATAATTCAAATAGTGAAGTTTGGTGGACACATAACCAAGAATTGAGTGCATCCCCTTCACCAATATAATAAGGAGATAGTATGCTTGATAATTTGAATAAAAAGTTGAATATCAATTTTCAAGAAGAAGCAGAAAACGTAAAGAATGAAATTAGTAAAGTAGAAGAAAAGAAAAATGAAATAGCAAAAAAGGTAGAAAATACACAACTCGCACCCATAACTTTTGAGGATAAAGAATATTTACTTCTTGAAATAAGAAAACTTATTGCATCAACCGGTAGAATATTAGAAAAACTAGAACAGGATATTAAAATTGGCTCCCCACCACGTATGTACGAGGTTTACTCAGCATTAACAAATGCAAAAGTGAATCAGCTCCGTGAATTAAGAGAATTAAATAAGATGATCATGGATATGCAGTTTTTCGCAGACCCACAAGGAAAGAACGATAGTAAGTCCGAAAAAGACGAAGTCACAATGAAAACGTCTGATCTTCTTAAATTTGTTAAGGAAGCCCAGAAACAAAATCAATTAAATTCAGTTGACGCAGAATTTCAAGTCTTAGATGATTGTGATGAACCAAAGTCAGAAAAGGAGTAATTTATGCCCGGTTATAATGGTAATGCTAATTTGAAATGCTCCGAAGAAGAAATAACGTATTCCCCAGAGCTTAAAAAAGAATTCGTTAAGTGTATGACAGATATTATTTATTTCGCAGAAAAGTATTGTCACATTGTTACATTAGATGAAGGAAAAATATTAATTAAATTTTGGAATTTTCAGAAAAGAATGATTAAAGCCATGCACCAAACACCAAAATATAAAGGTGAACAGAAAAGACATTCAATTATACTTTCTCCAAGACAGGTCGGGAAAACAACAATAGCCGCAATTTATTTGGTCCATTACGCTCTATTTAACGAAGATGCCAAAATAGCTATTTTAGCTAATAAAGAACGAACCGCAATAGAAATTATGAGAAGAGTAAAGTTGGTTTATGAGAATTTACCACTTTGGTTACAGGTAGGTATTAAACCAGGGGGGTGGAATAAATCTACAATTAACCTTGGGAATGGAACAATTCTTATTGCAGCAAGCACAGCATCAAGTGCCGTCAGAGGCGAAACCATTAATCTCCTTTATTTAGATGAATTTGCTTTTGTTCCAACAAATATAGCCGAAGATTTTATGAGCTCAGTTTACCCCACAATTACGTCGGGTAAAAAATCAAAGGTTATTATTTTATCAACTCCTAATGGAATGAACCATTATTATCAGATTTGGGATAAGGCCGTAAAGGGGTTAAATAATTATTTCCCCGTTAAAGTAAATTGGTGGGAACACCCAGATAGGAATAAAGAATTCAAGAAGTCCATTATTAAAGATTTAGGAATTATAACCTGGAATCAGGAATACGGTTGCTTGGAACACCAAAGTGAATTACAAATTCTAAATAAAAATACAAAACAACAAAAACAAATTTCAATTGGTGAATTATTTGAAAAAGGAAAAAATAATGACCCAAGTTGAAAATTGGTAATATAAATAATCTTGTTATATGTGGTAGAGTAACAAATAGTATGAAAAACATTAAAATTAACTTAATGAGGTTTGTTAATGGGAAAATTCAAAGAAATATTTGAAAATCAAAAAACTAAATATATGGTTTGGTTTCCGGAAAATGGTACTTCTAAATATATTTCGCCTTTAATTTCTTCTAATTCTCTCTTACAAGCTTTATCTTCTTGGATTGTTGGTGATTCTATAAATTCGATTTGGAAGGGATATAAAGCTGTTACTTTTGCTGATAAAATTTATACAAAAAATACAAAGAAGCTTTTATTTAATGAACTTAAAAA